GAGCGCAAGCGCCGCGAGCAACTGGAGCGGCGGTTGAACGAGGTGGTGGAGGAGAGCAAGCGCAGCCGGCAGGCGGCGGACCAGGCGGAGCGAGGGTCGGCGATTCGGGCGGAGCTGCAGCGGCTGGGCGTGGCCAAGATCGACCTGGTGTACCGGGCGGTGCAGGAGAGCATTTTCCGGTCGGAAGACGGCCGACTGTTGGCGCGCGGCGATAGCGGCGAGATGCCGGCAAAGGAATACCTCGCCAACTTCGTCAGTGAAAATCCCGAGTTTCTGCCGGCGAGGATTTCGGGAGGGTCAGGAATCACGGGAGCTCGCAAAGCGCCGCCGGAGCGGAACGACGGCGTAGACATGGAGGCCATCCGGCCGGGCATGAGCGCCGAGGACATGGAACGCGTGCGCAAGGAAATCGTGCGCGTGGCGTCGCAGAGTTTACGAGGCATATAGGCAGAGTAAGTGACAAATCCGCTCCCTACGGTCACGGCTCAGTAGGCGTAACCGTGTGAGCAAGATTCAATAAGGAGAATGAGTGGCGATTATTACTTCAGCAAACGTGGCTAGCGCGATTGTCAAGCTGGTGGCGGCAGACGCTCTGCCGGCCCTGGTGGGGAACCTTGTCATGGGTAACCTGGTGAATCGCGATTATGAGCCTGTATTGGCGCAGGCAGGGGATACTGTAAACATTCCGATTGCCCCTGTCCTGGTAGCCAACAACATAGCCGAGGGCGGGACAGTACAGCCGCAGAACCCAAACCTGGGGAATGCGCAGATAGTGCTGAACACGCACGCCGAAGCGACCTTCCAGATCCCGGACGTGACCAAGGTGCTGGCCGTCCCGGACTTACTGCAGTTGTATATGCAGCCGGCGGTGGTGGCGATCGCGGAGAGCATCGAGACCTCTTTGTTGAGTCTGTACGCGAGTCTCACGGCAAACACGCCGTTGGGCACGCCCGGCACTGCAATGACGGAGGAAGTAGTGGACGCGGCGGAGAGCGCGCTGTTCACCGCGAAGGTTCCGCCCTCGGAGCCAAAGTTCCTGCTGGTGGACGTGGCGACCTATTCGGCGCTACGGCAGATCGAGCGGTTCAGCGAGTTCCAGACGGCCGGGGACGCGGGTTTACGCGCGTTGATCGACGGCACCGTAGGCAAGATCAAAGACTTCTTCGTGCTGCGGTCGCAGTATATCTCGTATACCGGCAGCGCGCCGATCACGACCCACAATATCGCTTTCACGAAGAACGCGATCGGCCTGGTGATCCGGCGGCTGCCGCAGCCTCTATACGGCACGGGCGCGGTGGCGCATTACGCCGAGATGGGGAACTTCGGCATGCGGGTGGTGATGAGCTACCAGCCGAATACCCTGGCGCAACAGTTCACAGTGGACGTACTGTACGGCTGCGCGGTGCTCCAAAACAATTTTGGCGTGCAGGTGAACAGCTAACCAGGGGCGGGGCCGGGCGCTGCCGGCCCCTACAAAGAGGAGCCATGGACTTACAGATCTATTACAGGAAGATTCGGGAAATCGAGAAGAACCTGAGCGATCCATCCGTTGTGGTGGTGAGTCAGGACACTCCGGACGGCGGCCGGGAAGGGGTGCGTACCGAAGTTCCACGGCGCACCGCCGCGAAGATGATTGTGGAAGGCTCCGCGCGCCTGGCGACAGGCGAAGAAGCGATTGATTTTCAGGAGCGGAAAGCGGAAGCCAAAGTCCGGGCGGATCAGGTTGCGGCGGCCTCGCGGATGCAATTCACGGTAGTTTCGCAGAGCGACCTGCGCAAGCTGAAGAGCGGCATGCGGTCGGGCGGAGAGTAAGGCAAAGACCATGGCGCTGTTCACCGACGGCATATCGACGATTCAGGATCTAATGAACCAAGACTCCTCCGTGCTGACTACGGCACAGACGGAGAACATCGATCTGACTCAGAAACTGGCGATCGCGCTGACGGAGCTGGGGATCGAGGTGATGACGCTATTGCAACCCGGCAATACCTGCGGCTGGGACATCTGGCTGCCGCCGAGCCCGCAATTGACCAACATCGTGGTCACGCCGCCGCTGCAGCTATGGCACGTATTCCAGAGCCTGACACTAGTCTACCAGGACGCTTACTACAACCAGTTGAACGACCGCTATCAAGCCAAGCGAAACCAATTCCAGCAACTGGCCAAGTGGGCGATGCAGAAGCTGATCCAGAGCGGCCTTGGAATTGTCTCCGACCCGCTCCCGCAGGCCGACGCGCCGCAGTTGACTTCGATTCCGGGCGGGCAGCCAGGGGCGACTTACTATGCGAGTGTCTCGTGGCTGAATGTGGAGGGTGAGGAGGGACAGCCGGGCGAGGCCGCTGCTTTAGCGGTGGCCGAAGGCTACACCCTGGTGGTGCAGCCGCTGAGTCAACCTACCAACGCAGTGAGCTGGAATGTCTACGCAGGGACGTCGGCTACGGTGTTGACGCTCCAGAATACGGTTGCGCTGGCGCTCGATCAGGTGTGGATCCAGGCAGCGCCAGTCAGCCTCGGAGGGATAGCGCCGGGCACCGGGCAGGCCGCAAACTACACGCGTTGTCTACCGCGCGTGATCCAGAGAGGTTAAGAAATGGCATGGGTAGGCAGCACGGTTACTACGCAAGTGCTCGGGTTACTGAGCATGCCGCAAGGGCTGAACGCGTGCGTCGCGACGCTGGCGCAGGCCCTCAACACGACCACGACGCCGCTGGCCGGGAGCCAATTGGTGGCGCAGAACGTACCTATCGACCTCGCCGAACGCAGCCTGGACGTGACCTATCCGGCGGTGAGCGTCTACTGCGACAAAGTCGTGAACCAGCTCAAGGAAAAGTTCCGGGTCTTTTCCGGGATCGCGGTCATGACCATCGAGGTACGAGTGTCGCAAGACAGGCTGGAAGGCATCGAAGCGCAGTCGCAGATGTATCTCGACGCGGCGACACAGGTGCTGGACCAGAACCGCGGGGACTGGGGAGAAGGGATGTTCTACGCGGGTGGATATGAGGCGGCCTTCGGGCAAGTGAAGCATGGCGGGCGGAACTTCATTCAAGTGGCGAAAGTCACTTTCGACGTGGGAGTGAGTAACTAACGTTATGGCATCGTATATCTCATCGAATGCGAACCGGTTCTACGCGGGACTGGAACAAGCCTACGGGCAAGTGCCGGCGGTCACATCGCTGAACCGATTTCCGGCGGTGAAGCTGACGGCTAAGAACCAGATGGAGAAGGCAGACCGGAAAGACAAGACGGGCAGCCGGACGTTTGTCGGACTGCCCTTGGGAATGCGGTTGCAAACCAGCTTCGATCTGACGACTTACATGACGAGCTGGGGAGGGCAGGGCTCAGGTCCGGCTTACGGGCCGCTGTTTCAAGCGAGCCTGGGGGCGGCTCCGGCGATGTACAACGGCGGGACGGCCGCGGCAGGTTCGAGCGGCACAACCGTGGCATTCGAGGCTCCGCACGGCCTGAGCGTAGGCCAAGGGGTCTCCTGCAACGGGGAGATCCGGTTTGTCACGGCCATTGTCAGCACGACCACGGTGCAGGTGAACGCGCCGTTTTCGAGCGCGCCGGGCGCGGGAACGCAGATCTCGCCGAGCATCTCGTATTTTCCGGCCACGCAACTGCCGAGCCTCAGCCTGTTCGACTATTGGGACCCGGCGACCGCGGTGCAAAGACTACTATGCGGCGCGGCGGTGAACCAGATGTCAGTCACGGTGAATGGCGACTTTCACCAGTTCGGGTTCAACGGCATGGCGCAAGACCTGGTCGACAGCTCGAGTTTTGCGAGCGGGTCCGGACAACTTACCGTCTTCCCCGTGGAGCCGGCGCTGGGGGCGTTCGATTATTCGATTGTGCCGGGCAATATGGGAGAGGCGTGGCTGGGCAGCACCCCGAACAAGTTCTATACAATTACGAGCGGCTCGTTTCAATTGGATAACGGCCTGGATATGAGAGTCAAGGAATTCGGTACTAATCTGCCGCAGGCGATCGCGCCCGGGGAAAGGTCGGTGACGGCGAATTTCAATCTATACGAAATGAATGACACGGCGACCCCGAGCTTGTACCAGGCCGCCAGGCAACAGTCTCCTATCAGTGTAATGTTCCAGTTGGGCCAGCAGGCGGGACAAGTG